CTGTGCAATCGTTGTAATCGCGCTCTTGGATTTTTAAAAGACAGTCCAGACCGCTGCTTAGCGTTAGCTCGCTACGCTCGCGGAGCGCTACAATGATTTTAACACCAGAATTGGAAGAAGTTGGACGACGCGTCCGCGTGCTACGGGATAGAGTTTTAATTAAACCACTTCCGTACGTGCACCCCACGTTACTGACACCAGGCATAGAAATATGCAAGGGTGTCGTAATTGCGGTAGGCTACGGCCGACGCCAACGTCGCAAAGTTGCGTTTAAGCAGGAGATCAGCGACGGCCCGCCCGTGCTCGGCCCCGGCGGCAAGGTTATGCAGTTCGCGAAGTCAAAGCTTTCCGGCAAGACGCTGTGGTTCGAGGACGGCCCGGAAACTGGCGCGATAATTCCAATGCAGATAAAGCCTGGCGACGTTGTCGAATACGGATTTAGAAACTTAACGCCGGTTGATTTTGATCGCGTAGGTTTTCCGGGTATTGGAGATTTACTATTCATTTGGCAAAAAGCAGTGTACAGCGTCGACCCGGACGAGTCACTGAACGAGTGCCTGATGTGGCAGCAGAGCGCCGGCTACGACAGGAAAGGAAATTTTATGTCAGGAAGCGAAGACTGGCATAGAGCCTAGAGTATGGGACAGAACGTAGCAGACGCAGACCAGCTAGGAAGTATGGCGAAGGCGGGCACGCCCGGCGCCCCCAAGACTGCGTGGGGCAAGTGGCCCAAGATAAAGCCGGAGACGGTCGCCCCCCTGCGCGACAGCATGCCGGACTTTTACAATCACCAGCCGACGCGGTTCGTTTCGAAAGATGAGGCGAAGGCGCGCGGCTGGAAACATTTTTGGACCGGAGAGATTTGTGTCACAGGGCACCGCGCCGCTCGCTACCTCAGGAACCCCAGCATCTGCGTGGACTGTCACCGGATCGAGCAGGGCAAGCTCCCGGTCTACGGTAAGGGTGTACCAGAGCTAGAGCGCCAGCGTGTTCGCAAGTACACGCAGAAGAATACGACCGCCGCGGGCCCGACGCAGCCGAACGCTGCAGAGAAGCTGTTCCTCACAAAGTATGCTGAGCTGAAGGATTTTGGGTACGCCGCCGACGCGTGCGGGCGGACAGAGTCAGAGTTTTTAGCGATCTTAAGCTGGAACCAAACGTTCCGCGAGTCGGTGAACCGCCTCGAAGAGAGCTTAGGTATCGCTAGAACACAGAAAATCACGGAAGAGTTTGATTGGGATGACGACAAGCGCAAGACCTTCCTCCTCACGTACGCCAACACGGCCGACATGAAGGAGGCGCTGCGCTTGGTACGCGCCACCAACGTCCAGTTTAATAGGGAACTGGTCGACAACCCAGACTTTCAGCGCGATTTTGATGAGGCCGCGCAGCTTGCTCGTAACGTGTTTGATCACGCCGCCTCCTCCAGCGCGATAAAGGGCGATTCGAGGATGCTCGGACGTATCGCATCGAACCTGTTCCCGGAAAAGTTCGGCGAGAACATGAAGGTCGATCTCAACGTTAAGCAAAACCTGACGGCGGCACAGATCAATGCAGAAATTACCCAGCTCATATCAGGATTTAGTCGACAGGGTCTACTCTCCGCTCCCCGAAGAGATGGAGACGATGCTGTCGACGCAGAATATCAGCTCGCTGAGCCCGAACGTGTCGATGAGGCTCCTGACTCTACTGAGACAGAAGAAGAGAACTCAGGAACAGACCCAAATAGTGACCTGGTTTCAGGATCCGACTGACCACCCGGCGCTTAAGGACTGCCCGCTAGGGAGAAAACACTACCCGAAGCAGATGAAGTTCTTCGGGCTAGAGAAAACGTACGACGAGATCGCGCTCTTCGGTGGGAACAGGTGTATTACGCCGTGGACGGTAGTGTCCACGGATCGCGGTGAGCGCCAAGCGAGCGAAGTGATCGTCGCGGAAGCGTGCGGTGTTCGGTCGTGGGGCGATGACTCTCTATGTACCAGGAAATCCTCTGACGGATTTCTGAAGTGCATTGAGTCAGCGTTTCGTGTTCATCTGGACAACGGAGAAGTTTTTGAAGCGACCCGTAAGCACCGGGTATTGACGCCCGTGGGCTGGCTTTCGCTCGACCAGTTAGCGTCGCACGCAAATGTTCGGCATTGGTCGCGTATAGATTCAGGTTGGTCGGCCAGTTATGCCGGGGATGGCCGTCAACGTGATCTACGACCTCTTTGCGGGCTAGATACCGGCCGAGAACTACTTCCGAAACCAGACGATGCTCCCAGACAACGCCGATATGATTCGCTCCCGGATGCAGCGGCATCCAGATTTGAACGTAGCCGTGTTTATCGAATCTTCGACCGCCCAGCCAATTTGGATGGGCCGGCCCGGCTTGGGGGCCTGAACGGCACGTCGCAATGGGAATGCCCATCTCTACCGCCCAGCGCCTTACCGAAGTTTCCGGCAGCTGAAGTTGGCGGCAGATCTCTTGAATATAGAACCCGTTGCGTAGAAGCGTGGCAGTTTGCTGTTTTGCAGACGCTACTTCCGACAGGTTCATCCGATGTCTGGTTGCCATATAACCCTATACGTTTGATTGGTGGTAATAGCATTCTAGCATTCGAGGCTATAGGCGCGCAACCGATAGTCGATTTTACAGTTGAAGGTACGCACAGCTACGTCGCGGCGGGAGCTGTTCACCACAATACGGGTAAGACGCACTGCGGGTGCTTCGCGGACGTTCTGCACCTCACCGGGCTCTACCCCGACTGGTGGCCGGGCCGCAGGTTCACGCACCCCATCGAGATGTGGGTAGCGACCGACACCGCGAAGAACACGCGCGACATTTTACAAGAAAAGTTCTGCGGGAAGCCGGGCCAGGAGCAGGCGCTCGGGACCGGGATGATACCGGCGGACCTTATAGTACGGAGGACGGTGAAGCACGGCCTCGCAGACGCATTTGAGTCGGTGTTCGTGCGCCACGTTTCGGGCGGCGTGTCCACACTGCAATTTAAGTCATACGATCAGGGCCGCGAATCGTTCCAGGGAACGCGCCAGCACAGAATACATCTCGATGAAGAGCCGAAGCTTGAGATCTACACCGAGTGCCTGCTCCGGCTGATGAGCACGGTCCCCGGAGAGCCGAACGGTACCCTGGTCCTGACCGAGACCCCGATGCTCGGTGTCTCAGACCTGATGATCTCCTTCATGCCGGACCTGTCGCCAGAGCCTGACTCTGTGCCGGCGTCGGTGTGGGAGACTGGTGAAGAGGAGACGGTAATCGATGAGTCGCGCAGCGATATTCCTTGATATGGATGACGTTCCGCACCTAGGCGAGAAAGAGAAGAGGCAGATCCTCGCGGGTGTACCCGCGTGGCAGCTGCAGGCGCGTAAGTCCGGTATCCCCGGGCACGGGACCGGCGCGATCTACCCGATCCCTGAGGATGTCATGCTGATCGAGCCGTTCGATATCCCGGCCCACTGGCCGCGCTCGTACGGTATGGACCCGGGCTGGAACTGCACCGCGGTGATCTGGTTCGCGTGGGATATAGACAACGGCTTCAAGGACGCGAGCGGGCAGCAGCGATACCCCGCGGTGGCGTACGACGAATACTACAGAGGCCAGGCTGACCCGGCGGTGCACGCTGCAGCCATCATGCGCCGCGGTCGCTGGATCCCGGGCGTAATCGACCCCGCTGCGCAGAAGGCGCGCGGGCCCGACGGCGAGCTACTGATCGACGCCTACTGCCGTCTCGGGCTCAAGGTCAGCAAGGCCGACAACACTGTCGTGTCCGGCCTCATCCAGACCTGGGACATGCTCTCGACGCAGCAGCTACGGATCTTCGACACGCTGACGAACTGGCGGAAAGAGGTTCGCCTGTACCGGCGCGACGAGAAGGGGAACATCCTGAAAAAGAATGACCACCTTATGGACGCGACCCGCTACAACGTGATGAGCGGGTTCGATGTGGCGAAGGCGCCCCCAGAGAGTGATGGCGGGGTCCCCTGGTTCTCGTGGAGCCCTGAGATGGCGACACACGGAGCCGTATGGAGCGGGTAGAACCTATACACGTAGTCGAGTACAGGTTCCGCCGCCAGGGCGTCTTCCTGCTGGTCGACGTGAAGGGGAGGAAGCTCTGGTTCTACGGATACAAGCGGGACCAGGGAGCCATCAGGCAGATGATGGAGTCTCTGAAGGGCCGCAGCGACGAGATGATCAAATATTTGATAGCACGCGCAAGCGTAAGGGGTGAGACCACATGAGCGTTACATTGAAATTGAACCACGAGGAAGGTATCCGTCTACGGCAGCAGGCGGCCCATAAGACCGACTCGCTGACTGGAGAGAAGACCACGGAGTGGCGCTTCGTAAAGCGTCCCGGCTCCGACGGGAAGATCACTGAAGAGTGCTCGCAGGACGAGGACCCGCGCCGCGTAGATTCAAACGGGCGGAAGGTACAGCTGGGCACCTACACCCTCCACATTACGCACGGTATGAACAACCTC